GGTTGACTATACCCGTAAAAGTGTGTAGTATTGTATCTATTATGCAAGGTATAACCAAAACAGAAGAAGCATTTTTTAGAGCAAAAGGGCAGACCGCCCTCGCTAGAGCTATAGGTGTTCCACAGCAAACAACTCACAGATGGCAGCACGCTGGGAGAATCCCCGCTAAATGGTGTGTGAAAGTTTCCGCAGCAACGGAGTGGGTAGTAACCCCCCACGAACTTAATCCAGAGAGCTTTCCTTATGAATGGGACGGACTGCCCTCTCATCTCGCTAAACAATATCTCTGTAATAGAGAGGCGGTATAAGTTGCAGGATAGAGATATGGTGTCAACAACAGTTCGCCATACCTGGCAGATCGAGAGAGCACTTCCAACGCTTGCCCGGATATCAGGGTTTGGTAATAATAAATCTGAATACATTCGTAATCTCATAGATGTAGACCTCAAGAAAAAGTTAAATAAAGCTGCAGCCTATGCTGACCTTATCGACACGATGGGGAGTAATACTGAACATCACAATCAACCACAATCAACCACCGCAACAGACAAGGATAGACAATGATAGAGTGTGAGAGCTGCGGCGCAGCAGCAAGCAGCATCGACTGCAACGGAGAGTGTGATTGCTGCGCAACAGTTCGCCATCATCGCACAGTCCAGCATCTAGGCGCACCGCTCGACGAGCCGTGCGCAGACAGTGATCCGATTATCGCTAAAGATGTAATGATAACAGCGGCGTGGCTTCTCTCTATAACGGCAGGAGGGATTGTAACTATTCTCTTTATATTAGCGGTAGCATTAGCGTGAACGGATGGAGCGACATAACAGCATCAGCAATAGCCGCCCGCATAGAGGTGGCGATAGAGAGGATGGAGCAGGGGGAGCACGAGCTGGCAACAGCAGCACTACGCAGGATAGCGGCGTTCCTTCCAGAGCATACACTCAACAGCAGGCGAGCGGCAGAGGATTGGGTCAGTGGAATGCGTTCGTCGAGAGAGGAGAGGACAGAGCAGAGCGTAGAGAAAGACTGCAACAAGTGCCGGCTCTCTTGCGAGAATCTGTTGAGAGACATGTCCGAACAGTCTACAAGTTACAAGCTCTCGCCAGAGAGCTTCCCAAAAAACCCACCGCCCGCGGGAGACAGAGCGAGCGTGTCAGAAGATAAAAAAGTATTAAGTTGCTAGTAAATGATGCGAATGTGCGGCTATATGCAGCGATCTCCATTAAAAAGGTACTCCTGGCGACCTTACGCCTTGCGGGTAATTCGAGGCGCGGTCTTTTTTTAGCGTAGCGACCCTGTATATAGTGAACACGATAACCGAAGATGAGCGAAGATAAAAGAAGATAGCAGTATATATTGACATTTAGCGACATATAGAAGCAGCATATTAAAGAGAGGATGATATGGTAAGTATAGATGTGAGATCAAATATTAGAGATGTTGAGCGCCAACTCAGCAGAATCCAGCGCAAACAGGTTCCGTTTGCAACTGCGAAAGCATTAACACTGACGGCAAAAGATGTTCAAAAAGCAGAGACAGTGCAGCTGGTTAAAAAGTTAGATCGACCAACAAAATTTACTCAAAATTCAATAGCAATCACCCCAGCCAAAAAAAGCACCCTCGAAGCACGAGTTTTTATCAGAGATATTCAGGCGCAATATTTAAAGTATCAAGTCAAGGGCGGCACTCGTGCTGGCGTTGGAGGAAAGATCGGAGTCCCGACCCGCAATAAAAAACTAAACAAATTTGGAAATATTGCGGGCCGCCGCAAAGGTCTGGTCAAAGGGAAGAAGCAGTTCATCGCCACAATTAATGGAATATCTGGAGTCTGGCTGCGCACCGGAGGCAAGCGCAACAAGGGAGTTAAATTGATGGTCGCTTTTGAAAGCTCTGTCAATTATGAAAAACGCTTCCCTTTTTACAAGATCGCACAGGGCGTAGTCGCCTCCAAGTTTAAAAAGAATTTTGAAAAGACATTAATGCAAGCGCTGGCGACCGCTCGATGAGTGAATCAAACTACGAAAACTGCCTAGAGCAGTTGGCAACCTACGGGCTCGAAGTTGAAGAGCTTGTATTAGATAGGATAATCAGAGTTAAAGCACCTGGCGACCGCGCTGGCACAAAGTCAGGATGGTACAAAATACATCAAATCATCACCGAAAAGGGCGATCAACTCTATGTCGGCACTTACGGAAATTGGAAAGATGGTGCAGGTACTCAAAAAGTAGACATAAAGGGCCACTCAATCACAAAAGAGGAGCGGGCCTCCATCACTAAAAAGATGGTGGAGAACAAAAAACAGGCAGAGGCAGAGCGTGACCGCAAGGCAACTAAAGCCGCTCATGCTGCGCAAAAAATGTTCAACCGCTGCAGCGACAGCGGCGAATCCCCATATTTAGCAGAAAAAGGGGTGAAATGGTATCCTGGCGCACGCTTCTCACCAGCTGACTCACTCGTTTTACCAATGACGGGCGAGAAAAAAGAGATCGTAGGCCTGCAGATCATTCACGGCAACAAGGAAACGGTCAAGAAAAAGGGCAGAAACAAAGACTTCTGGCCACACGGACTCGCAAAAAAGGGATCTTATTTTCAGTTTGGAGGGATTCCGACCTGGATATGTCTTATCGCAGAGGGCTACGCAACAGCCGCAACCCTTCACGACGCAACAAATCTCCCTGTTGCGGTGGTTTGGGATGCAGGTAACATCACCCCAGCGACCGAAAATATCAAGAAACGCTACAAAAACACCCGCTTTTTAATCTGCGCAGACGATGATATCAACAATATAGGGCAAACTAACGCATCCAGAGCCGCAATGTCAGTCTCAGGAGCCTATATACTCCCTGATTTTGGTGAACAGCATAGAGCAGACAGAGAACAAGGCATAAAAGGCGACACTGACTTCAATGATCTAGCAAAAATAGCAGGTATTGAAGCGGTCCGCAACCAGCTGGAAGTTAAGATTGACGAATTAGGCTGGCGTGATCGAGCTGCGCTAGGTGCTCCTAGTGCGGGGCTCTCCACCTCGGGGGGCGGGGGAAATGGTCGAGTCAGTTTAGTTACTGTAGATCAGGCGCTTGAAAGGTTTAGTTTAGTTATACCGGGCAACGGAACAATTTTTGACCACGACCTGCGCAGACTTATCTCAAAATCAGATGCGCAGGATATGATGGTAGAGCGTGGCTGGCGACTAATGAAAGAGCGAGCAGAAATAGAGGGAATCAAACAAGTACAGATTGAGAATGTCGGGTTCGACCCCGTTGGCGATCAACCCAACATCACCTGCAACGGCTGGGGCGGCTGGCCCACAAAACCAGACAAGGGCAATCCCGAACTACTCCTAGATCTTCTGCAGTACCTCTGCAACTATGAAAAAGATCCAGAGATGAAAGTATACAATTGGATTCTCAAGTGGCTCGCATACCCAATTCAGAACCCCGGCAAAAAGATGAAAACCGCACTCGTATTTCACGGTGGACAAGGTACAGGCAAAAACCTATTTTTTGAAGCCTACGCAAAAATATATGGAGAGTACGCCCGCATCATCGACCAGCCAACAATTGATTCACAGTTTACGGACTGGGCATCACGCAAACTCTTTATGATTGCAGATGAAGTGCTGGCACGCTCCGAAGTCTACCATTCCAAAAACAGGCTCAAAGGTTTGGTGACAGGCGACAACATCATCATCAACACTAAAAATGTAGCAGCTTATGAAGAGCGCAACCATGTTAACTTTGTGTTTTTATCAAATGAGCACATGCCGCTGGCAATTGATAAAGACGATCGGCGTTATGTTGTACTGCGCACCCCTCCAAAAATGGATCTAAGTTTCTATAGTGAGGTCGCATATTCACTTAAAAATGAGAACGCTATCGCAGCGCTTCACGACTATCTACTTAATCTTGATCTCGGTGACTTCACCACCCATTCTAAGCCGCCGCACACACAGGCAAAAGATGACCTAATTCTGCTTGGAATGGACTCCCCGCAACGCTTCCTGCTCTCATGGACTAGTGGAGAAGTGGACGGCGTGCCTATCTGTCACTGCAAAACTATGGATCTCTATCAAGTATATCTGCGCTGGTGTCGAACCAACGGCGTGCGCTTCCCCAGAGAGTCCAATCTGTTCATAGGTGCAGTCAGCAAAGAAGATGGCTACAAAAAGGCAGATCAGCACGCTTATGAGAGTTTTCTTGACGAGCGCAACGGAAAAAAAGCCAAAAGACCCAGAGTGATCCTAATTCCTCACGAAAAATTAGAAGAGAAGTACCAGAAAAGAGCCGACGAGACAAAGGTGCAGTATATGACACGCTGCACTTTAGACTTTAAATTCAGTCAGGAGACTAACCATGAATAGAAAAACGCCCATTTTGCTGAGGGCTGCTGAGGGTATGCTGAGGGGTACGAAACAGCGCAACTCACGCCCAGAGCAGGACTGTTGATAGTGTTGAGGGGTGCTGACGGGGCATAACGCGCACGCGTGTATATATATAATATGGATTATTTTATAAAAAAAACATATATATGTACCCTCGCACCCCTCAGCAAAAAATAAAAGATAAATAAAACAGATGATTAACTACTGCTACCCCTCAGCACTACCCCTCAGCATACCCTCAACATACCCTCAGCAAAATAATCAACCAACGGAATAACTATGCTTTTAAATCAAACAGAGTTCGCAAACCATATCGGCAAAGCTAAATCCTACATCACCAAGCTTAAACAAGCAGGGCAGTTGGTAATGGTTGACGACAAAGTAGATGTAGAGCCCTCAATCGCCCTCATAGAGCAGAATAGAGATCACAACAGGGATGATGTAGTAGAGAGATGGGATGCGCACCGTGCCACCCAAAATTCAGAAGCCGCCAAAATTGTCAGTCAGGACGAAAAAACCGCCAACGCAGCTATCGCCTTCAACCTCTACCGCGCCCGAAAAATGAAAGCAGACGCCCAATCTGCAGAGCTAGACTACAAAAAAGCCGAGGGCAGCGTAATGGAAACAGTAGAAGTACGAGCCATCGCCGCCAACGCAGGCGCAATTTTACGCACCCAGCTCGAACGCATACCCGATCAGATCGCCCCAGAACTCTCTGTAGAGCATAACGAGGAGCGCATCCACGCATTACTAGCAGATCACATAGAACACGCCCTAAGCGCCGCTAGTAGGGCTATAAACTCAAAAATAGAAGAAGTCACAGCATAACTCAACAGGAGCCTCCCCACCATGCAGATTGAACAGATACCGCTTAAAGAGCTCACCCCCTACACCCGCAATAGCCGCACCCACTCAGAAGAGCAGATCACGCAGGTAGTAGCCTCAATTGTAGAGTACGGCTGGACAAACCCTGTACTTATCGACGACAGCGGAATGATTATCGCTGGACACGGACGCACTATGGCAGCCGCCCGCCTTAAAATGACAGAGGTTCCCTGTATTCGCCTCAGCAACCTCAGTGAAAACCAGAAGCGTGCCTATATTATCGCAGACAACCAGATCGCACTTAACGCTGGCTGGGATGAAGCGCTTCTTCACGAAGAGCTCGAAGCGCTCAAAATAGAGGAGTACGACCTTCAACTTTTAGGATTCAGCGACGCAGAACTTGACGACCTCCTTACTGACACAGAAGAGGAGGTCGTCGAGCTACCCATCCCAGAGCCGCCAGTCAACCCAACAACCAAACTTGGAGAGATCTACCAGCTCGGAAACCATCGGCTAATGTGTGGGGATAGCACGAGCATTGACGCGGTGGAGCGGTTGATGGATGGACGGAAAGCGGATATGGTGTTTACTGACCCGCCTTATGGGATTGATTTTGCGCCCCAGCGCGGGACGCACGGCAAGATTTTGAACGATGCGCTTGATGGTGCCGAGTTTGACAATTTCTTGGATGCTGTATTCGGTGCGGCCTTTGCTTCCATGAAGCCTGACACATACGCATTTGTCTGGACGGGTTGGCCAAAGATCGGGGCGTTTGAGCGTTCTCTGCAAAAGTTTTTCAAGATACAAGCAATGCACATTTGGGTGAAAAACAATTTTGGCATCGGGTATTACTCAAGGCCGAAGCATGAGCCATTTTATCTTTGCCTCAACGGAAAGCCTGTTTACCCAGCGAATGCTCCA